ACGAGAAAGCGGAGCAACTGTTCAAGCTCATCGATAAGAAAGTAAGATGGCGGGACAAGGAACACCACTTCCTATTCAGCTCTGGAGCCAAGATCTACTTGCGTCACTTTGAAAACCCAAAGGACCAAGAGAACTTCCAGGGTTGGGAAGTATCAGAATTCCTAGTGGACGAAGGGCAACAGTTCGAAGAGGCCATGGTTGTATACCTCACCTCTCGTATGCGTAACCCGAAGTGCACTGTAAAGCCTCACATGAAGATCACCTGTAACCCAGATTATGATAGCTTTCTCCGCCATTGGCTGGAGTGGTGGCTAGATCCGAACACAGGTATTCCTATCCCAGAACGCGATGGTGTCACACGATATTTCATCCGCGTCAATGGTAAGATGGTGTGGGGCAGTTCGAAACAAGATGTAATCGACCGATACGGCAAAGCCGAGTATCCATCTGATCACGAGAAACAAGTCAAGCCGATGAGCTTCAAGTTCATCTCTGCCAACGTGTATGACAACCCAATCCTTTGCAAAGCACAACCTGAGTATGTCGGTTGGCTGGAAGGTCTTGGTCGTGTTGAACGTGACAGACTGCTACATGGCAGCTGGCTAGCTCGTGAAGAGGGCACAGGTTACTTCAAGAATGAATGGGTCACACCAACCATCTCCATGCGTCCTCTCACTGCTCAGAAGCGTGTAAGGGCCTGGGATATCAGTGGTACGATGCCTTCAGATACAAACCCTAACCCTGACTGGACAGCGGGTGTGTTGATGTCGAAAGACCGCAACAGCATCTATACAGTTGAAGATGTTGTCCGAGATCGCCGTCGTCATGGTGGTGTATTCGATCTCATCCTAGAGACTGCCAAGCACGACGGAGATGATGTTCAAATCATTATCCCATGTGACCCTGGTGCTGCTGGTAAGGCATACGCTGCTCAGTTGATTCGTGACCTGTCAGCCCATGGCTACTACGCACGGATGAAACAAACAAACAAATCCAAGGTAACTCGATTCGCTCCGTTTGCTGCTGTTGCGGAAGCGGGTGGTGTTCAAGTGGTTACAGCAGAATGGAACGACTACTACTTCAGTGAGCTGGAACGCTTCGATGGATCGAGGAACGTGAAGGACGACATGGTTGACGCCACGTCAGATGCTTTCAACGCCTTGTCCACAGACATCCACATTCCAGACTTCATCGTTCCAGAAATGAAACAAGAAAATCCATTTAAACTTTACAGATAAGGGAAGGACATGGCAGAACAAGATGACGCAGTACCTATCCCCCGTATCCGACTGAGCGAACTGGGTGCAGTGGGGTTGAAGAAAGCAGGCGGAACGATTCTTGAAGAATCCCGCCGAGAGCTTCGCTTCCCTGAAGCAAACCGTACATTCACTCTCATGGCACAAGACAGCACAATCAAAGCTGCTCTGTCGCTTTTTGAGATGATGATCAGTCGTGTCGAGTGGACTCCTGATATGGGCGTCGATCCTGATGATGCTATGCGTAAACGTGCAGAGTTCCTTCAGCAGTGTGTTGAAGACATGGACCACACGTGGCGATCTTTCATTCAAGAGTCAACAAGCTCCCTGACCTACGGCTACAGCGTGCACGAGAAAGTGTATCGCCGTCGCTACTGGTCGAATGGGTCGAAGTATAATGATGGCAAGATTGGGATCAAGAAGCTCCCTATTCGCTCACAGGACACGATCAACAAGTGGGTGTACTCTGATGACGGTCGTGACCTTACCGCCGTACAGCAGAGCCTAGCGAACGTTCAGGACGGTGGTAGCCGCTATGGCAACCTCTCCCTCTCACTGAACGGAAGTGGCATCATCGATATCCCACGTAAGAAGTTTCTTCTCTTCCGTGTGGATGCCAAGCGTGATAACCCAGAAGGTAACTCACCGCTTCGTGGATGCTACAACGCCTGGAAGTATCGGAACATCATCGAAGAGCAAGAATGTATTGGTGTTACCCGTGACATGAACGGTATGCCAACCCTCTACCTTCCACCTCGATACATGAGCACAGATGCCACAGATTCTGAGAAAGCCATCTACGAATATTACAAGTCGGTAATCCGAAACATTCAGAACAACGAGCAAAGCGGTTTGATCTTGCCACAAGCATTCGATCCAGAATCGCGTCAGCCATTGTTCAAGTTTGAACTGACCAGCACAATGGGCAGTAAGATGTACGACACTGATGCCATCATCAAGCGTTGGGACAACAAGATCCTTATGGCCTTGTTTGCTGACATGCTGAAGATGGGACAAGATCAGGTTGGCTCGTACAGCCTGGCTGGTGCTAAAACAAACATCATGGCGATGGCTATCGAAGCTCGCCTTCAAGAGATTCAAGACGTACTCAACTATGACCTGATTCCTCAACTGTTCGCTTTGAATGGTGAGCGTCCAGATACTCCACTGCCGAAGTTGCAGTATGGTGACTTGGATGAAGTGGACTTGGATGAGTTCTCCAAAGCAATCCAACGTATCGGTAGTGTTGGTGGTCTGGAACGTGATCGTGAGGTCATGAACAAGATCCGTAAGGCCCTGAAGGTTACTCCGCTTCCTGATGATGCTCCTGTCGAAGAAGACAACATCATGGGAGGTCAGTCACAAGCTGGCCTGGCTGGAGTAGGTAACGGAGCTTCTAAGACAGCTGCTGGTAAAGACAACGCTGCTGGCAATGCTAGCACATAGGAGACCACATGAAATTCGCAGATGATCTCGCAGCTCTCATTGAGAAATACTTCGGTGGTTCTTCAAAGGAAGTCGAAGAGCAAGTCGAAGTAACCAAAGCGCTCAACGATGAGAAACGCATGGCACTGTTCGTTGTACTGGAACCTCAAGAGGGTGACGTTACAACGGACCTCCACGGCGACCATTACACTGAAGAAGAAATTGAGAAAGCATGCAATAACTTCAACACCCATTGCCGTGTGGCAAACCTCTTTCACCAAGTTGAAACACAAGAAGCTGACATCGTTCAATCATTCATCGCACCTTCCACGTTCACGCTTGATAGCGGAGTCGTCGTGAAGAAAGGATCGTGGTTGCAGTGGTGGCACTTCCCTGAAGGTGGTGACGATGCTGATGCCATGTGGGCCGGAGTCAAATCTGGTGACATCACAGGCGTAAGCATTGGTGCCATGGCCACTACTGAGGAAATCAAATGACCGTCGCAAAACGTCGCCTGACAGACATCAAGTTTGAACATGAAGGTGCTCACGTAGCCCTTGTGGGAAAACATCAAGGTGGACCGGCCAACGGAATCACCACACTCGTATTCAAAGCTGTTGATCAAATTACACCAGAGCAAATCGAGAAGGCTTCGAATGTAACGGTGACAATGCAATTCCCCGAGTTCCTTCGTAAGTTCTTCGGAATGTACTGGGACGACGCAGAAGTTCTTTCTGCTGCTATGGGGTATGGGCGTACAGAATACCCAGATGAAGATGTAAAGGATTGGATCGACCAACGTGTTGAATCGATCAGCATCATGAAGTCTGTATACCGTGCCCAAGATGTGGAGAAAGCTCTCTCTGAACTGACTCCAGACGAAACCCTGGCCATCCTGAAAGATCAGGAGATGCTAGAACAAGCTCTGGACAATCTGCCAGAACATATCAAACAAACTCAAGAGGAACCTCAATTGGAAACAATCCTGAAATCGGCCCACGAAGAATTCGTGACCAAAGCTGTAGCTGACGCCGTAGCCATCGAGAAAGCTTCTTACGACGCCCAAGGCATCGTACTGAAAGCTGCTCAAGAAGAACTTTCTGTATTCAAAGCTGCACAAGTTGCTGCTGTTGAGAAGGGACGTAAAGACGCCCTCACTGCTGTTGTACCAGCTGATAACGTAGAAGCTTTGATGAAGTCTCTGGCTCCACTGGCTGACGAAGCATTTGATGCTGTAGTTGCATCCTTCGCTGTAACCAAGGCACTGGCTGATCAATCAGACATGCTACAAGAAACTGGCGTGAACGGAACTGGGGCTGAAACCAGCCAAGAAGTTGATCGTACTGCTGAAATCCTTAAAGCCAAATACGGCAAAAAAGCTCAATAAGCTAACCCTACTACGGAGAATCAAACATGCCTCACTACGCCGCTGATGTACAACGCCTGAGCAACTGGCTGAAGTACGAAGAAGAAGCAGGATCGGGTGTTACCCGCGAAGTGCTTCAGAAGTCTGCCGTTAACGCCACCATCACTGGTAGTGTTCTTGACAGCACTGGCAAACTGGTTGTCTCGGCCACAGCCGCTGACGCTACATACATTCTGATTGACGACCTGACTCGTCCAGCTGCCTTCGAATACAACCAAGTGTTGGTTCTGGCTCGTGGACACGCCAAGGTTGGCAAACTGGCCCTGATTTGGGGTGCTGACGTGACAGACGCTAACAAAGCAACTGCCTTCGGTAAACTGGCCGCGAAGAACATCTTTGCTGTTGACCAAATCATCCCATACGCCTTCGTCTAATCAACCCATCCAATAGGAGTACACAATGTCTCAAGTACAAATCGCCAAGGCTGTAACTCGTAGCTTCGCAGGAAACAACTACGAGTACACCGACCTGTCTTCGACCCTGCGGATCATCCCTAACATCTGGTCGCTCAACGAACAGCTGGGTATCTTCACCAAAGACACAACCAACCAAGAAACCGTCAGCTTCGAAGAAATCACCAGTGGTTTCGGTCTGATCGGGGACGTACACCGTGGTGCTCGTCACCAAGTAAGCATCGACCCTAACCGTCGCATGCACGCCTTCGCTCTGCCTCACTTCACCCTTGACGACGCCATCACTCCACGTGATGTCCAAGGCAAGCGCGCATACGGTGCAGACGTGCTGGAAACTGTTGCTGCTGTAAAAGCACGCAAACTGGAAACCATCCGCGAAAGCTGGGCTGCCACCCAAGAGAAAGCTGCCTGGTACACCATTACCACTGGTAAGAGCTACGCTCCAAACGGCACCATCCAGTACGATTGGTACGACTTCTTCGGCAAGACCCGTAAAGTCATCGGCTTCGACCTGGGCACATCGACCACCGACCTGATCGCTAAGAGCGAGCAAGTATTCTCTTACGTTCAAGACAACTCGCAAGACGGTAACATCCGTGGCGAGATCTTCGGTATCGCTTCGCCAGAGTTCTTCTCTGCCCTGATTGCACACCCAACCATGAAAGCTCTGTACATGGCTTACCTGCAATCGCCGAACATCCTGAACGAGCGTCTACGCGCTGCTGGATACGATGCTCGTTACCGTTCGTTCACCGTTGGTAGCATCACCTACATCGAATACCGTGGCGTTGACCCACGTGG